TAATTTAACTGAAGGTGGTGATACGGTTAAAGTCACACCTAAATTTGGTGAAAATAATCCAAATTTCAACTCAAAAATTAATGATTCTGATATTTTAGGGTTAATTGAACATGGTTTTTCACAACAAGAAATAATTAAAAAGTTAAACACCAATGCAGCTTTACTTAAACGAAGAATGGATAAATATGGTGTAAATTTCAACAAACTTAAAAGTATTAGGATGAGTAATGGTGAAACACCTAATTTTAGGGTTGATATCACTAAAGAAAAAATAACAAATTTATTAAATCAAGGGTTTTCAATAAATAAAATTTCTAAAATTTTAAATTGTGACCGTTCAACAATAAAAAAAAGAATATAAAACAATTTTCATGAAACAAAATAAAAAAACACAAGTTTTGGTCATACCAAGCGATAGAACTGGGGTGAGTTATTATAGGTCAGTTAACCCACATTTAGCGTTAGAAAATAACTATCCAGATGAGTTTATGGTACATATAGAATACGAACCACAAATCCATAGTGATGAATGGTTAAAGCAATATGATATAGTACATTATCATAGAACATTCGGTCCATATGAACAAATGGCAGCCATGAATGAGAGACTTAAGAAATTAGGTATCATATCTATTATGGATTTAGATGACTACTGGGCACCAGGTCCTCACCATCCAGCTCACTTATTAATTAAACAAAGTGAAATGGATAAAAAGATTGTTGAGAATTTAAAAACAGCTGAATATATTACAACAACTACACCTATATTTGCTGATGAAATTAAGAAGTTAAACAAGAATGTATTTGTACTTCCTAACGCAATTGACCCAAATGAAGCACAATTCGTACCTAACTTAGAACCATCAAATAAAATTCGTATTGGTTGGTTAGGTGGTTCATCTCACGAGAAAGATTTGGAAATTCTTAAAGGTGTTGTTGGTAAACTTAAAAGTGATGGGTTATTAGATAAGATTCAATTTGTTCTTTGTGGGTTTGACTTACGTGGTACACACACTGATATTGTTCAAGTAGTTGACCCAGTTACTAAGCAACCAATCATTGACCCAACAACTGGTAAACCTAAAGTTGAACACCGAGTAAGAAATATCAAACCAACTGAAAGTGTTTGGTATCGTTATGAGAAAATCTTTACAGATGATTACAAGAGTGTTAGTCCTGAGTACAAAGAATTTTTACATAAATTCGTACAAGAAGAGTACCCTAATGTAGCTAATGAACCATACAGACGTGTTTGGACTAAACCAATTACATCTTATGCTACAAACTATAACTTATTTGATATCTCGTTAGCACCTATTGAAGAAAATATCTTTAATAAGGTTAAGAGTCAATTAAAAGTTATTGAAGCTGGTTTCCACCACAAAGCCTTAATTGCACAAGATTTCGGTCCATACCAAATTGATTTAACAAACGCTATCGAATATGGTGGAACGTTTGATGAAACAGCAAATGGAATTTTAATTGAGAAAAATAAAAACCATAAAGATTGGTATGTTGCGATTAAAAAATTAATTAAAAACCCTGAAATGATTAAAGTACTTCAGGATAATTTACATAACACAGTGAAAGATTTATATTCGCTGGAAAAAGTAACTGCTGATAGACGTGCATTATACTTAGATTTAATTGCTAAGCGTAATGATAATGTTTCTATTAATGCGTTACAATCAGAACAAGCATAATATGAAAAATATTTTAAACAAATTATTAGCTTTCTGGGGTGTATTAATCGCCCCATTAAAAGCTTATTTAGACAAGCGTAAAGCTGAAAAAGAAAAGGTTAGACTTGAAAAAGAACGTGTTCAATCAATTAAAGACTTAAAGAATTCGTTTTCAAAGAAATACAATGTCGATATCGATAAATCGGTTAAAGCTATGGAAGCTCAAAAAGCTAAACAGACCGATAAAGATTTCTTAACCAACGAACTTATTAAGGCTAGAAAATATATGAATGAAAACGGTATTCAACCAGGTGGTGGTCAAGTAACTGATGTTGATGCGATGATGGACCATAACACTAACGGTGGTTATACTGATAAGCCTATTGGTGAAATTATTAAGCAAGATACTGAATTAGCGTTTAAAAATGTTAATGGTAAACTAGACCAAGAGCGTAAACAAAAGGCTAAAATGCGTTGGATTCAACGTGATTAATTTAATTAAAAACGTTATTTTAACTTGATTTATTGGATTTTTATTAGTATATTTGTAAAAACATAACAGATATATAAATATAAAAGTAACAATGGCATTAGACCAAGAAAAGGTAGTAGCTAACACTAAAAAGTATTTTGAAACAGCTACGAAATTAGGGTTCATGAATGATGAACTTATGGTGTTCCTCGGAGAGGATTTTATTAAAGCCCCTGCATCTAGCATGGCAGATTATCATAACGCATTTGAGGGTGGTTTAATTGACCATTTATTAAAAGTTGCGACTTACGCAGTCCTTATCAACAACTCGTTACCAGAAGATGAGCGTGCAGATAAAACATCTTTATTAAAGGTGTGTTTACTTCACCAGATTGGTAAGGCTAAGCTTTATAAACCATGCACTTCTGAATGGCATCGTAAGAACCAAGGGAAGATGTATGAATTCAATGAAGACCTTACATCTATGAGAGTTGGTGAGCGTAGCTTACATTATGCTATGTCACATGGTATTAAATTCACTGAAGATGAATCAGTTGCTATCTTAAACTTCGATAAAACTGATGATAAGATGTCTGAGTTTCATAACTCATTAGTGGGTGACTTGTTAAAAATGGCGAGTACTCTTGCAATAAGAAACGAACAAAAAAAGAATAAATAATGGGATTTGATATTGAAGAAATGAGAGCTAAAATTTTATTAGCTGCCGACCCTAACTCAGGGTATACGATGAAAGATTTCAATGAAGAGTTTAACGGTCAATCAATGAATATTGAAAACATGGGTTTACGTTTAGGTGTTGCTAACAAATCAAATAACCCAGACCCAGAATACGCAACAGATGGTTCATCTGGTTTTGATTTAAGAGCTAACTTAGAAAGCCCTATTAAAATTGCTGTTGGTAAGAGAGCAATTGTTCCAACTGGATTATTCTTTGAAATACCTGAAGGTCTTGAAATACAAGTTCGGTCTCGCAGCGGTCTCGCACTAAAACACGGAATTACAGTTTTGAATGGTGTTGGGACTATTGATAGTGATTATAGAGGAGAGATTGGCGTTATATTAATAAATCATGGTGAAACAGAATTTATTGTTAATAACGGTGACAGAATAGCTCAAGGTGTTGTATCTTCAATTATTGGAAAACAATATGTTAAATTTATTAAATTAGATAGTGTTGATACTAACACATCACGAGGAGATGGTGGTTATGGTTCAACTGGTACCAAGTAACCACGACCAACCTTTAATATTATTCCTACATCTATAACTAGCTGTTGCATTAGAAATATTAAAAAAAATAGCAGCATCACACGCACTATTAAAGATTTGGTTACCAACAACAACTTTTTTACTTGTTGGTGACCCATTTCTTTGTTTAGCTTTTTGACTCATTTTCTTTTTAGTTTCATCCGAATGTATCTTACCGTAAAATGGGTTATTAATATCACTTAGTTTTTGACTCATTTTCTTTTTAGTTTCTTCTGAATGTTTTTTACCGTACATTCCATTCTTCTCACCAATTTGTGGTCTACTCATTTTCTTTTTAGCTTCTTCTGAATGTTTTTTACCGTACATTCCATTCTTTTCACCAATTAATTTACCCTTTCTATTTTTAGAATATTCTTTTTTAGTTTCTTCACTATGTTTCAAACCAAGCATCCAACCAGTTTGACCACCAGATGAAACATTATAGCCAATTTTATTATTAGTTGTCTTCAATACATCAATCCAATATTTCTCACGTTCATTTAATTCATCTAAACTTTTACACTCCTCAAGTATTTCTTTTTTGAAATTTTCCTTACCATACTTAACAATCGCTTGTTTTATTATCTTACCAGAACCTAAATAATCTGGGTTATTCTTAGAATCTTGACCTACGTAGACCTTACCATTCACCAAATTTGTTGTTTTATATATAATCATAAAGTTAATGACCACGAAGTGGGTTTGTTAATAAATATGTATATTTTAGTAAAAGTATTGACTATGTGATGAAAAATCCCTATATTGGTGAAAACAATTTATCATGATAAGCATAGTATACTGCACAAGAGAATCAAACCCAGCACACAAAGAACATTTAATTTCTACATCTGGGCTTCACAAACACATCGAGGTAATCGAAATAGTAAATAACGGTGAATCACTAACCAAAGCTTACAATCGTGGCTTAAATCAAGCTAAAAACGATATTGTAGTGTTTTGTCACGATGACATCACATTAGAAACTAAACAATGGGGTCATAAACTATTAAAATTATTCGCTAAGAATCAAGATTATGGTATTATCGGTGTCGCTGGTACTAAATTTTTAAGTACATCTGGTCAATGGTGGGAAAACCGTAAAAAGATGTATGGTCGTGTGGCTCATACGCACGAGGGAAAAACTTGGTTGTCGTCATATTCTGATGACCTAGGTCAAAACTTAGAAGAAGTAGTAACAGTTGACGGTGTTTTCTTTGCCGTTGATAAACGTAAATTACAATCAAATTTTAATGAAAACTATGAAGGGTTCCATTTCTATGATGTTACATTCTGTTTTGAGAACTTCACTAAAGGGGTTAAGGTCGGTGTTACAACAGTGATAAGAGTTAATCACAAATCAATTGGTATGACCAACGAATCTTGGGAGGCTAATAGAGTTAAGTTTTCTGAGGAATATAAAGAACACTTACCAGCTAACGTTAAAAAGAGTTTCAACAAGAACACTCGTTTAAAGGTATTGATTGGTTGTTTAAACTTTAATGGTTATACTGGTTCTGAACTTTATGTATTTGAATTAGCGAAAGAATTAACTAAACAAAACTGTGAGGTCCATGTTTGCTCTAATATTGGTAATCCTTTAGTTGGTTTGGCTAAACAATACGGTATTAAGCTTCACACACTTCAAGAACCTCCAGGTTTCAAGCTTGGTGATGGTCAATGGAAATTAAAATCAGCACAAGGAGAAGTTGTTTCTCAACCTAATACTCTTTATAAATTGTCTGATATCAATTTTGATATCATTCACTTAAACCATAAACCAGTTACTGAACACTTGTTACGTTTGTATCCAGATGTTCCAGTAATCTGTTCAATTCACTCTGAAGTAATTGCGTTAGAACACCCAGTTATTTCAGACCAAATTAAAAAATACGTTGCTATTCGCCCAGAGATTAAAGAGTTCTTAGTCGAGCAATTCAATATCGAGCCTAGCAAGATTGAGGTTATTTATAACCCTATTGATGCATCTAGATTTAGACCAACTAATTCTGGTGTTAAAAATAAAAAACCTAAGGTTTTATTTGTTGGTACTATAGATTATTTAAGACGTGCTGCAATTGAAGATTTAATTGAGACAACAAAAGAAGAAGGTAAAGACTTAATTATTGTTGGTAAAAAGAATGACGTGTACTTAGATAGTTTATTGGCTGAGAACCCACATGTAACGTATCATGAAGCAACTAATAGTGTGGAAAAATTCGTTAAAGAATGTGATGAAACAGCTGGTATTCTATTAGGTAGAACAACCATTGAAGGTTGGATGTGCGGTAAGAAGGGTTGGATTTACGATGTAGACAATGTAGGTAGTGTTTTATCTAAAAAATTATGTGATATTCCTGAAGATATTGACAAATTCAAGAGTGATATCGTTGCAGGTAAAATAATTGAGCAATACACTAGTGTTTTATAATATGTTGAATATAATAATACCTTATAGAAATCGTGAAGAACATTTAAAACAGTTTTTGGCTGAAACACCAAAAAAGTTAAATGTATCTGATTATAGAATCTACATAATTGAGCAATTAAATGAAAAACCGTTTAATCGTGCTATGTTGATGAATATTGGATTTGATTTAGCTAAAGAAAACGGTGAACAGTTTTGTTTTCATGATGTTGATATGATACCAGAAAGTTCTGATTATTCAGACGTTAGCGAACCAACCCATTTAGTGCTTAAAGCTTCTCAATTCGGTGGTTTCATCCCTGGTCATAATTATTATGGTGGTGTAAACATGTTTAATAAAGAAAGTTTTATTAAAATTAATGGGTATAGTAATGAATTTTGGGGTTGGGGTGGTGAAGATGATGATTTATTAAAAAGAGTTTTAACCAGAGGATATCGAATAATTAGAAGGGGTGGTGAGTACAAATCTTTGGCTCATAAATATAATGGACCGCAACATGAAAATTATGATAAGAATGTAAATAAACTCCACTCTAACTATGATTATAATTCAGATGGTCTAACTAATTTAAGATATGAGCTAAAAAATAAAATAGTTAGCGATATTGATAATAAGGCTACAATTTATCAAGTAGATTTTTAATGAAAAAAATATTAATCAGTTTTGGTTCTAGTGGTTATTCTGGTACGCTTAATAAGTTAAAAGAATCAGCTAATGGTTTTTTCGATGAAGTTATTTTGTATGACGAAGAAAAAATTTCCGATTTCATACAAACCCATCAAGAACATTTTAAATATACAAGAGGGTTTGGATATTGGGTTTGGAAACCATATATTATCTTAAAAACATTAGAGAAATGTGATGAAGGTGATATTGTTTTTTACTCAGATTCAACAGTGTTATTCACCGATTCTCCAACCGAACTTTTTGATATTTTAAAAATTGAAGATATATGTTTGTTTTCAACGACTTACAAAAATAGAACTTATACTAAGTATGACACTTTCACATTAATGGGGTTAACTGACGATAAATATATAGATGGTGAACATGCTAATGCGGCATTCATATTAATTAAAAAAAGTGATAAAAGTGTGTCGTTTATTCGTGAGTTCTTAAGTAATTGTGAAAATATTAATATGATTTCTGATGAAAATAAATCAGGTGTTAGTATTGAAGGATTTTCCCAGCATAGGCATGACCAATCAATATTATCTTTAATGGCTATTAAATATGGTATAAAATTACACAGAGACCCATCTCAATGGGGTGCCTCACAAACAAACTTATTTTCAAATTCAAACTATAAAACAATAATAAAGCACCATAGAAACAAATTTTAATATGAACACATTAGGTTATTATAAACAAAAACAATACCCACATCACCCAGATAGTGAGCGAACATTATTCCACGATGCAATTACCGAATATTCGGTAATCAATGAAGGTATAATAAAAGGTGTTGAAATCGGAGTATTATATGCTGATACTAGTCGATTCCTCATTTCAATAAATGAACGCATCAATCTTATCGGTATCGACCCAATTATACCAGATAGCATGAATGTTTCATTGATAGGTAACCTATCAAGAATAAATACTGTTGTTGAACAAAGTAAGGGTAGGTTTAAGTTCATTAACGATTATAGTTTTAATGTAATTGATAAAGTAGATGAAGATTTAGATTTCGTATTCATTGATGGTTCACATCATTATGAAGATGTTAAAAAAGATTTTGAACTTTATTCATCTAAAACCAAAAAAAATGGATTGATTTTCTTTCATGATAGTAGGATGTATCGTGGTGGGGCTGATTTTCATGATGGTAGTTCAAGATATGTTGAAGATTTAATTAAAAATAATCCTAACTATCAATTAATTGGTGAAGCGTTTAGTTTAACTTGTTTTAAAAAAATATGATAATTTTATTCCATGAAAATTTTTTGAATGTTAGGGGAACATCTGTTGCTTTGTTCGATTACGCTTATTTTAATGAAAAAATATTAGGTAATAAATCAATTATTATTGCAAACAGAAACAAGTCTAACGACCCAAGTGTTGTTGAAAAATTTGAAGAACACTTTGAGGTGTTATTTTATAACGATTTTAAAGAGATTGAATCAATTGTTCGTGACAGGAATATTGACGTTGTTTACATAATTAAAAGCGGTGAAAATGATGGTATGATAGTCCCAAATGTAAAAAACGTTATTCACTCAGTATTTTGTGGTAACCCATCACAAAAACATGGTAATGTGTACGCTACGGTATCTGAATGGTTATCATCGTTAAGTAATAATCAAATACCGTATGTGCCACACATGATAAACTTACCTAACATTGATAGTGACTTAAGAGATGATTTATCAATACCAAATAACGCATTAGTTGTTGGTAGATATGGTGGCATTGAAACATTTGATATTGGGTTTGTCCACGATTCAATTAAAAAAATATTAAACGAGCGTGATGACATATATTTTTTATTTATGAATACTAATAAATTTATCGAACATAAACGAGTGATATTTTTAGGTAACTCACCTAGTTTAGAATTTAAGGTTAATTTCATTAATACTTGTGATGCTATGATTCATGCTAGACTACAAGGTGAAAGTTTTGGGTTATCAGTATTAGAGTTCGCATGTAAAAATAAACAAATAATAACGTTTGGTGGTTCTCGTGAAAAATCACATTTATTGTATTTAGATGGCAATTGTCATGTTTATAATAATCAAACCGAATTAAATATGATATTTACTAAACTAGCAAAGGCAAACCCGTTTGACACAACATATCTTAATGATAAGTTCTCACCAAGTAATGTGATGAACAGTTTTAAAACAGTTTTTTTAAATGATTAATTATTTAGATTTAGTTAATAAAAATAACCCAGTGATAGTACAAGTTGGTGCACATGATAACATATATAATAAAGTTGCATACAAAGAATCTAAACAATAAATGACGGATAAGATAAACATAATAATTCCGATAGGTGGCATCGGTGAACGCTTCAAAAACGAAAATTATTATAAACCAAAACCTTTAATTAATGTTTTGGGTAAACCAATAATTTATTGGTTGTTAGATAATTTAAAAATTTCTGGAAGTGACACAATTTACATACCATATCAATCTGAATTAAAATCATTCATGTTTGAGGAGTACATATCAAACAGGTACCCTAACATGAATATCAAGTTTATTGTTATCGATAAGAAAACTAGAGGTGCCTGTGAAACTATTGACATAGTTTTAAACTCTGACATTGATTTATCTTTACCAATAGTAAGTTTAGATTGTGATACTTTCTTCTATGAAGACATTATAGGTGAGTTTAAAAAGGTAAGAGGTAATGCTATTTTCTATCACCTAGATTACCAAAATAAGCCAATTTTTTCATACATTAAAATTGATTGTAATGTAGTGACCCAAATAGAGGAGAAAAATAAAATATCCGATAACGCTAATATTGGGTCATACGGTTTTACTAGTGGTTATTTATTAAAAGAACATATTAATAATGTATTAAATAATGGTGTTAATGAAGAAAAATATTTGTCATTGGTTTATAAATCAATGATTAATGGTGGTGAACGAATATCACCAATATTAGTTAAAGATTTTAACTGTTTAGGTACACCAAATCAAATAAAAATATTTGCCAATAATAATCTGGCTAAGATTAAAAATAACCGATTCTGTTTTGATTTGGATAACACTTTAGTTACAGCACCTAAAATAGCTGGTGATTATTCGAGTGTTGACCCAATAAACAGGAACATTAACTATCTTAGGTTCTTAAAAAACAATGGTGGTTATATCATAATTCAAACGGCTAGAAGG